TAAAACCAACACCAACAAAGTTACCAACTGTTGCAGAGCAAACTAAAGCTTTAGTCTCTAAAGAACCACAGATACAAGCTCCATTTCTTGTACGTCCTATGGACAATTTAAGAAATACTATCACTGGATCAAAAGGTAGTCCAAGTCAGAGTAATATATTTGGATCAGCTACATATGATCGTATTGCTATGAAAGGTGATGGATCTTTTACTGCAGATGAGTGGGCTGATTGGTTAACTGATAGAGGCAAAAGAAGATTTAAATTATTTGGTAAAGATTTCGAGGATGGTTTTATTACAGGTAGAAAATTTAAATACGATACAGGTAAAGCAAAAGGCACTCCTCATCTTATGAACAAAGAAATGACTGTGCCTATAGAGGAACTTTTTGATGCGAATATTGCACAGTTCGATAGAGCGGGAGAACTTACTGGAGGAATATTGTTTGCTGCAAAACAAGCAGGAGTAAAAATGCCAGGACGTTTACTTGCAGATATGGTTAAGGATAATCCTGTAAATAGAATTAAAGTTAGAGAATTAGGTGTGCCTCAAGATATAGTTAACAAGGCAGAAAATTCTTTAAGAACATCTATATCAAGGGTAGCTGATATGGAAAGATCTCTTGAAAAAGTTGTTAATGCGAATCCTGCGGCAACACGAATAGAAAAATTAAATGAACTTGCAGCAGAAGGTTTACAAGTATCCGATATGAAAGTAGCTCTTAGAGATTTAAGAAATGAAATGAGAGCTTTAAATGCAGCAATAAGAGATGGTAATACAGAAGCTGTTTCAGATGCTAATTCAAGAATCGCATCTTTGTTTAAAGAAATTAAAAAAGGAATGCCAAACGATAAAAAAATTGCAATCAATCAGATGCAAGGTGAGATTGATGACATGGTTGCACAAATTAAAAATGTTGATCCACCAAAATATATTAGTCAAGAAGGATATACATATCCAGGAGGACAAAACTATAGAGAAGCTGTTTTTGTTTTAGATGAATCAATACCAAGAAACATAAAAGGTGGTAGAAGAGAAAACCCTCACTATAAAGGTAAAGAATATGATAACCCACTTGCTCATTTACGTTGGGATACACGTACAACATCTGATGGTAAAAAAGTTTTTTTAATACATGAAATACAATCTGACACTAACCAAGGTATAAGTAAATTTTTGAGAGATCGTAAGGCAGATCCTTTTAATACGTCACTCAGACAAAACCCTTATCAAAATGAAAAAATTTTAGAGTTTCTATTTAAGGCTAGAAAAAATCTAAGTGATGAAATTTTAAGTGGTAAATTGAGTGCAACAAGAATGGAACTTAACGCAAAAAAATTGAAAGACATTGATGAAGTTATAAAGAATGCAATGAAATCTCCAGACGCACGATACGGTACATATGGAAAAGTGGAAAGTGATTATGGTGGTTCAATTACCGGTGTCGATTATTTTCCTTTACTTGACAGATCTTCACAAGCAAAAGTTGCTTTAAGTTATTTAAGTAATTTGGCAGCTAAGGAAGGTGTAGATTATATTGCAATCGCCCCTGTTAATTTACTTAAAAGAGGAATCGATGAGAAAAAGTTAAAAGCTTATCAAGAAGCTTATGGATATTTTAGAGGTAATAAAACACCTGGATCAAAATCACCAGCAGTCATTCCAGCTCTGATGAAAAAAATGGCTAAAGACTTTGATACAAAAGCAGGTCCTATAAAAATTTCAAAATCAGATCCAACAAAACCTTATAAAAGAGTTTCTAAAGAAAAAATGGATATTTACGATGGAAATGAATATGAGGTAATAAAACATGTTGATGCTTCAAGTAGAAAAAGAGGAAACTATCAATTAATACCTGATAACGACCTAAGATTGTACACTGACGTTTTTTCTGTTAAAGTATCACCTAACATGATAAACCCACAAAAGATATACAAAAAAGAAGGTGGATTTATAAGTAAATATAATTAAGGATTAAAATGGCTGTAGAAAAACAAGAACCCCAAACAGAAGATATTTTAGAAGAAACTGAAGTAGAAACATTACCTAGTGATGAAGTTGATGTATCTGTTGAAGATGAAGAGGTAGTAGAACAAGCCCCTTCTGATGATTTCAACGCAAACTTAGCTGAGGCTATGGATGAGGCTGAACTGCAAGAAATATCAGAAAACTTACTGGGTGACTTTGAAGAAGACTTAGCTAGTAGAAAAGACTGGATGCAGACATATGTAGATGGTCTTGACTTGCTGGGTTTGAAGTTAGAAGAAAGAACTGAGCCTTGGCCCGGAGCTTGTGGTGTACACCACCCACTATTAACAGAAGCGCTTGTGAAGTTTCAATCAGAAACAATTATGGAGACATTCCCAGCACAGGGGCCTGTTAAGACACAGATAATAGGTGAAGATACCAGAGAGAAGAAAGAAGCGGCTAACAGGGTAAGGGCTGATATGAATTATCAGTTAACTGAGAAGATGGTTGAGTATAGACCTGAACATGAAAGAATGTTGTGGGGTTTAGGTTTAGCTGGTAACGCGTTTAAAAAAGTTTACTACGATCCTAACTTAGAAAGACAAGTATCTATATTTGTTCCTGCTGAAGATTTAGTTGTACCTTATGGTGCTTCTAGTTTAGCAACAGCAGAACGTGTAACTCATGTCATGCGTAAGACAGGAAATGAACTACGCAAACTACAAGTTGCTGGATTCTATCGTGACGTTGACTTAGGAGAACCATCACACGACTTAGAAGAAGTTGAAAAGAAAATTGCTGAGAAGATGGGATTCAACGCAACAACCGATAATAGATTTAAAGTTTTAGAGATGCACGTCGACTTAGATCTTGAAGGATTTGAAGATGAGCAAGACGGAGAAAAAACAGGCATTGCTCTACCGTATGTTGTAACAATTGAAAGATCAACTCAAGAAGTTTTAGCAATTAGACGTAACTGGAATCCTGATGACAACACTAAACAAAAACGTCAACACTTCGTTCATTATGGATACATCCCAGGATTTGGGTTTTATTGTTTTGGCTTGATTCATTTAATAGGCGCGTTTGCAAAATCAGGCACAATGCTATTAAGACAATTGGTAGACGCGGGTACATTATCTAATCTTCCAGGTGGATTTAAATCTCGTGGTTTAAGAATAAAAGGTGATGATACACCAATTGCTCCAGCAGAGTTTCGTGATGTTGATGTACCATCAGGTACTATTAGAGATAATATCATGGCTCTACCTTATAAAGAGCCTAGCCAAGTTTTAAATCAGTTGATGAATCAGATCATTGATGAAGGAAGAAGATTTGCTTCAGCGGCTGATTTAAAAGTTTCTGATATGTCTGCTAACGCACCAGTGGGCACAACTCTAGCTATTTTAGAGAGAACATTAAAAGTAATGAGTGCAGTACAAAGCCGTATTCATTATGCAATGAAACAAGAATTTAAATTACTTAAAGGTATTATTAGAGATTACACACCAACTGATTATTCATATGAGCCAACAGAAGGTACACCAGGAGTTAAACAGTCTGACTACGATACAACAGAAGTTATCCCAGTCTCTGATCCTAACGCAGCAACAATGTCTCAGAAAGTTGTGCAATATCAAGCTGTTATGCAGATGGCACAAGCTAACCCACAGATTTATGACTTAGTAGAATTAAATAGACAGATGCTAGATATTCTAGGAGTTAAGAATGCTGAGAAGTTAGTACCTAGTGATAAAGAAATTAAAGTAGCTGACCCTGTTACAGAAAATATGAACATATTAAATATGAAACCTGTAAAAGCATTCTCTTACCAAGATCATCAAGCACATATTACAACGCATATGTCGTTTAGAGATGATCCTAAAATTAGACAGATGATTGGGCAAAACCCGCAGGCAGGAGCTATGCTTGCAGCGATAGAAGCTCATATAGCAGAACACTTAGCGTTTGAATATAAAAATCAAATGCAAGAACAACTTGGTGTTGACTTACCAACTGTTGATGACGAGAACGAGATTCCACAAGAATTTGAAAAAGAAATATCAACACTTACCGCAGAGGCCGCTAAAAAACTTTTACAAAAAGATGTGGCAGAAGCGCAAATGATGCAACAACAGCAACAAGCACAAGATCCTATGCTTGCGATGCAACAAAAAGAATTACAACTTAAAGAAATGGAAATTCAAGCCAAGAACCAAAAAACAATGGCTGATATTGAAATGGATAGAGCTAAACTTGAGTTGGAAAGAATGCGAATCGAGTCATCTGAAAAAATTGCTGGAGCTGAACTTGGGGCTAAAGCAGCGATGGAAAAAGATAAACTTGATGCAGAAGAATTACGACAAGGTGCCAGACTTGGTATGGAAGCCGTAATGAACGAGAAAAAGCTAGAAACAGATTTAGCTAAAAGCGCAATTAGTAAACAACGAAAGGAATAAACTATGACGATCGATGAGATCAAAGTCATTGCAGAAAAAATTTCCACAGAACGCGCAGTGTTTGTTGAAGACTTAGCAATGGGTCGAGCAGAGGAACACGCACAATATATGCATGCATGTGGAATTGTTAGAGGGTTTGATATAGTTCAAGGCATACTTTCTGATTTAGCAAGATTACAGGAGGTAGACGATGACTGAAATCATAACGCCTAACAAAACAATTGTAGACTTCAAAGGCAAAGCAGTTAAAGCTGAAGAAGAAAAACAAGAACAAAAACCCACTCAATTACCTGAAGTCAAAGGCTATCGCATTTTATGTGCTGTGCCTAGTGTTGATGAAAAGTATGAAAGTGGTTTAATTAAAGCAGATAAAACAAAACATATTGAAGAACACTCAACTGTAGTTTTATTTGTTATTAAATTAGGAGATATGGCTTACGCAGACAAAGACAGATTTCCTACAGGACCCTGGTGTAAAGAAGGTGACTTCGTAATTACCAGAGCATATTCCGGTACTCGTATTAAGATTCATGGCAAAGAGTTCCGCATTATTAACGACGATACCGTTGAAGCAGTGGTCGATGATCCACGCGGATACGAACGCGCATAAGGAGAAGAAGTATGGCGAAAATTATAAATGAAATACCTGATGAATTAGAGATGGAAGGCGAAGAAACAGAAGTAGAACTCGAAGCCTCTGAGGAAAAGGAAGAAGAACCTAAGAAAGAAGTAAAAGCGGAAGCTGATCTTGAGATTGAGGAAGAAGATGATACCCCTCCTGAAGACCGTAACCGTGAACCACTACCAAAAGAAGTAGTTGACGAGTTAGAGAATGACACACTTGATGACTACTCTGCTAGGGTTAAAGAACGATTAGCTCAGATGAAAAAAGTCTGGCATGATGAACGACGTGCTAAAGAAGCTGCAGACAGAGAAAGAGCTGAAGCAGTTAGAATGGCACAGCAAATCATTGAAGAAAACAAAAAGCTTAAACAAACCTTAAGCACAGGCGAAGAAGATTACTTAAAAACGCTTAAAGAAAAATATGAAACTGATTTAGCCGTTGCTAAACGCGACTATAAAGAAGCATATGATTCAGGAGACTCAGATAAAATTATTGAGGCGCAAGCTAAAATGAATGAGGCACAATTTAAGTTATCTAACGCTGCAGGGCTAAAACCTCAGTATAAACAACCTGAAACCCCTTTACAAACTCCTGAAAATGGAGGACAATTTAGTCAACAGAATACCGTTCAAAAACCTGATCGCCGTGCTTTAGCGTGGCAAGATAAAAATCAGTGGTTTGGACAAGATGAAGAAATGACAAGCCTCGCATTAGGGCTGCATGAAAAATTAGTTAGATCGGGTGTAGACCCATCTAGTGAAGATTATTACCGTCGTATAGATGAAACGATGCAAAAACGTTTCCCTGAATATTTTGGGAACAATGAATCGTTGGAAGGACAACCCGCCCAACGCAAACCTTCTAATGTTGTTGCTCCGGCTACGCGTAGTACCGCGCCTAAAAAAGTACGACTGACTAAAACTCAGTTAGCGTTAGCTAAGAAATTTAAGTTAACACCGGAACAATATGCAAAAGAACTTTTAAAAACGGAGAACGCAAATGGATAAACGTCAAGATAGAGACTTAGAAGTAAGAGAAACAACCGACCAAAGAAGTAAAACATGGGCACCCCCATCATTACTTCCAGAGTTCAAAAAGAAACCAGGTTGGGCGTATAGATGGATTAGAATTACTCTAGCTAACGAGGCGGATAATCGAAATGCTTCTTCTAAAATGCGTGAAGGCTGGGAACCTGTGAAACATTCAGAGCACCCAGAAGTTAATTTACCGGTAAGTTCCAACGGCAACTTTAAAGATGCTATAGAAGTTGGAGGCTTACTACTTTGTAAAATGCCACAAGAAATGGTAGATCAGAGAAACGAGTATTACAGGAAAAAAGCAGAAGGTCAGGCAGAAGCCGTTGATAATAGCTTCTTAAAAGAAAATGACCCGCGTATGCCTCTTTTCTCCGATAAAAAGTCTACTAAGTCTTTTGGTAAAGGTTAAAATCTTTAAGGAGATGATATTATGGCAACAACAGCCGCACCTTACGGTTTAAAAGCCGTTAATTTGGTAGGTGGACAGCCTTATGCTGGATCTACACGCCAAATTAAAATTGCGTCTGGGTATGCTGCGAACATCTATAACGGTTCAGTAGTTTCAGTAGTAGCTGCTGGTACAGTAGAAATTGTTAACGAATTAGGTACAAATGCTTCTCAATTTGTAGCTGGTACAGTTGGCGTTTTCGTTGGATGTTCTTACACAGACCCAAACACAAATCAAAAATTATTTAAACAATACTGGCCATCAGGCACTGTAGCTTCAGACGCAGTGGCTTATGTAGTTGATGATCCAGATGTAGTATTCCAAATCCAAGCTAATGGTACAGCTGCTCAAGCTACTCTTGGCTCTAACATCGGTGTGGAAAACCCTACAGCTGGTGATACAGTAACAGGCAATTCAACAATGGCAGCAAATACAGCTACACTAGATGTAACTAACACTATTGCATTTAAAATTGTTGACTTTGTAGACTCAACAACTTCATCAGTTGGTGACACATATACAGACTTATTGGTTAAATTTAACCCATTGTCTCATGCGTACACTAACGGTACTGGTATTTAAGGAGAATAAACCATGGCAATTTCAAGAGCTCAGTTATTAAAAGAGTTGCTTCCTGGCCTTAATGCTTTATTCGGTATGGAATACCAGCGTTATGGTGAAGAGCACAAAGAAATCTACGAAACAGAATCATCAGAAAGAAGTTTCGAAGAAGAAACAAAACTATCAGGCTTCGCAGCTGCCCCTAACAAGGCTGAAGGTGCTGCAATTGCGTATGACAACGCACAAGAAGCTTGGACAGCTAGATATAACCACGAAACAATCGCTTTAGGCTTCAGCTTAACTGAAGAAGCAGTAGAAGATAACTTGTATGACACTTTATCTGCTCGTTATACTAAAGCATTAGCTCGTGCTATGTCTTACACAAAACAAGTTAAAGCTGCTAACGTTTTAAACAACGGCTTTGACGGTACTAACTATCCAGGTGGCGACGGCAAAGCATTATTTGCTACAGATCACCCATTAGTTAGTGGTGGTACAAACAGCAATACGCAGTCAGTTGCTGCTGACTTAAACGAAACTTCATTAGAAAACGCAGTTATTCAGTTAGCTGGTTGGACAGATGAAAGAGGTTTATTAATTGCTGCTAAACCACGTAAATTAGTTATTCCACCAGCGTTACAATTCGTTGCTACTCGTTTATTAGAAACTGACTTAAGAGTTGGTACTGCTGATAACGATACTAACGCATTACGTACAAATGGTGCGATTCCAGAAGGATACACAGTTAATCATTTCTTAACTGATACTGATGCATACTTCTTAACAACCGACGTACCTAACGGTATGAAACACTTCGAAAGAACACCATTGACAACTTCAATGGACGGCGACTTCGATACAGGTAACGTACGATATAAAGCTCGTGAACGTTATTCATTCGGTTGGTCAGATCCCCTCGGTATGTGGGGCTCACAAGGTGCTTAATTAGTTAAGTACTTTCTCTCCTCGAAAACCCAGTTTCGGCTGGGTTTTCTTTTATCTATAACTCATGGTTTTCTTTATAGTTTTTCTTTTTAATATCAATACAATACATATATCAGCTTAGGCTGAAATTTAAAAAGAAGGAGTATCATTATGTGGACAACACCATCAGCAACAGAAATGAGATTTGGTTTTGAAGTAACAATGT